GAACCTTTCTGAATTGCACTACTACTGTATTGTCCAAATGACATAGTGGTAGTAAACAATAGTGCTAACATTAGCGATAGCATTGTGATTGTTTTTCTCATTTTGTTTTTGTTTAAGAAAAGTTTATAAAATTGCGGGGAGGAAGAGATTCGGACTCTCGATTGAATGTTAAGTCCAATAGCAGCTTCGGAGGCTGTCGGTTTAAACCACTCACCCACCTCCCCTTAAATTTATTATTAATATAAACAAAAAATATCTGATAATCAACTATCTTTCAATTAGAAATACTCCTAATCCATTCCAAAAATCTTTTGAGTCTTCACCAGATGTATATAACTCCTTATGATGGGTTATCATTAAGTTGTTATCTTCAATAAATTTATCGAAGGCCCCACTGTTCCAATTCCAATCATCCATAATTACTATGGTTTCTTTGGAGAAAATTGGTAGCATGTTTGTTAATGCAACATATTGATCATGATACTTTGTTTCACCATCATAAAAAATAATATCAACATATGGTAGCGTTTTAAAATCAAATGTTTGGTAATCAGTTTTGTATACCGATATGTTATTCACATTACCAAATCGTTTTACATTATGTAAAAATTCTTCTTGTGGTAAAATATCTATATTGTGTTTGTAGTAGTTACCTAACTTCTGACTAACACCCTTTGGTGTTAAATTAGGTGACATAAAATTATCAATTGCAATTGATTTAATATCATTACCATATATCGCAGAACAAAATGTGGCACCCCTGAACACACCAACCTCAAGATAAGTTGCGTTATCCAGACTACATATGTTATTAAGAAATGATCTCACTTTATTACTTGTAATCCCATGAATATCTAAAATGTCTTGTGTTAATTTAGATACCTCTAGTTTACCCCATTCAATTGAATCCTCAATATGTTTAACTAAGTCCATATGATTTCTTTTTGTGGTCAGCAACTACATCACAATAGTTACAATCCCAACATTGAAATTTACATTTCTTTATTTTATTTCTCCAACCTTTTAATTCTTCATGTGGAATACCATCAAGATAAAGATTCGATGTTTCAGATAAAATTTCATTACCTGCAACATATGAATCCACAATCTCTATTGTTTCATTTAAACGATTAAAGCTATCTCTACCATGCATTTTAAAGACATCAATATATTCTAATAACTCATCAAACTCTTCTTTAAATGGTGGTATTGTTGCGGCTTTAAAAAAGAATGCATTGATCTCTTTTTCCCATTTGTATTCACATGTTACTTTAGATATCTCATGATGAAAATATGGTAACTCATTAGGTTGTCTAAGGTTATTATATGAATAGTGTTCATCCATTACTGGGCATCTACCTAGACAACCTTCATTAACTAAAAGTGATAGTTTAACATATCTACCCTTCTCTTCGTAATATTTTAATTGAGCTCGCTTAATGTTTTTAAGCTCCTCAATATCTCTCATTAAAATTCTATCAAGATTAATATAATCAAATCCTTGATCAGCATTATACCAAAAGTCTTGTCCGGTTGCTACTTTTCTTAATATGGTATTTTTAATTTCCATTTCTGGAAAATGTTTCTTTAATCCCATTGCAACCCAATGACCATGAGGAATGGTTATACACCTTAATCCCTTTTCATATAATGGTTTTAAATTATCAACAAACAATTTATAGTTCTCATATTTTGGAGAAACATTAATATTATTGAACGTTGCACTAATTCTAATACCTAAAGCCTTTTGTATAATCATTGCGTTTTCAAACACAATGTCTCTATCCTCTTCTCTAAAGATAGCACCCATCGCATCTTGTGTGAAAGGTGGTATTCTACAGGTAAAATAAATGTCATAGATTGATTCCTTGTTCCTTTCCAGGAATGGGTAGAACTCTTTCAAGAATACTTCTTCCGATAGCATCGGATTAAACGGTATTGAAAATATTTTATTTGTCATTTGGTTCCCTCTAAACAACCACCACAAATTCCATTACATTCTGTCTTGTAAAAAACACAATCTAAACATCCTTGTGGTATTGAATAATTTTTATGGTTTTCTATATAAAGTTTATCGAACTCTTCTCTAAGACCTAATATACCATTTTCTCCCGATATTTCCAAAACATTACTGATCTTTACTTTATCTTCTAATGGATAACAATGAATAGAACTACCATCTGGAAATATATCCAATGGCATAAACCCACATATTGTTTCATACTCAGGTATTTTAAACGTAGCAAAGTTTAATGAGTTTTCCATCACAGCCCCTTTTGTTTTACCCTCCCAAAGACATGGTGGGACTTGACAGTCTGAAGTTATTTTAATCTCATTATAACGCCCAAATTTAAGTATTTTGGTCATCTCAACGCCCATCTCTTTATTGTTGATCAGATAGGTACCAGTAAGGTCTAAACCTAGTCTTATGGCGTTTATATTACCATCTAACTCGTGGTATAACCATTTGATATATTCATAAAAATTTCTATCTTTCCAATCACTTGACATTGTTAGTGCCAAATATAATCTTGGGTGGTTATCGAATCCCCATGTGTTAGCATAAGCCTTATAGATTTCTAAATAGTTCTTTTTAAAAACAACCATTCGGTTTTTCTCATTGAGTTCCGCGGCGTTAGGAAAGGCCCATCTAATGTTTTTAATATTATCTATAATATAATCTCTAGTTGTTTTTCCAAAAAGAAAATTACTAACTAGATTTACCTTATAACCTCTAGAGAAAATGTGATCCATTATCCCAATAAAATTAGAATGTTGTGTTGGTTCACCTCCGAGTATTGTGATTTCTTCGTTGGAGTTGTTTAGATGAAAATGGTCGATAACTTTATCGACCATGTTTATATCCATTTCTCCGAGTGTGTGTTTTAGTCTTGCGTCTTCTTTTGTGAAACAAAATGAGCATCCTTTGGCACACGTCCCGTTAATAGCTAAATTCATTAAAAATCCATTTTCAATGTGAGAGGTGTTGTTGGAATATTTTCATCTTCCCTTTGTTGTTTGCTCAATGCAACACCAAATTTTTCGTGCTTAAGTCTGTGGCAATCTGCGATGTTTACACACGCCTTAATTCTTTCTTCTAATAGTTGTTGTTCTAATAATAGATTTGCTAATTTAACATTATATGCTGTAACATTGTTAATTATCTTTTGTACAAATAATGTTTTATCTATATTTCTACCCGCACATAATATATCAATAATTGGAGTTTGATAATCTTGGTCAGCCATCCAACCAAACGCTTCTCTTTTTTGTTCTTCCCAAGTATCTTTTTCTAAGATGGAAGCATCAACCATCAGCTCTTTATATCTTTCAGAAAACCTGTCAGCAACAACTTTTTTCATTACCGCTTTATTAAATAATACACCAGCTAGTTTATCATCATCACTAAGAAAATGTTTTACCTTTTCTGCTTCTGTTTCGCTAGATTCCGCTAACTGAGGAATCTCATCCATGATATTTGAATTTGTTCTAACACTAATATAATCTTTATATATGTCAGCAAAAACAAATCCTTTAGCAATCTCTTCTGGAATAACTATTGCATCGAGTTTATTTAACTCAACTCTCATGTCGTTATATTCATCGGCGATTCTTCCGTAGTTATAGTTTAGATACATACCTATCACTTGAATGTATCCAGGAACATTACCTTGTAGTTTAAAAAGAATATGTGTCATTATAATAATTTTTCTGTTTCTGTTTTATTTGGTTCACTTAATCTTAACTGATTTTTTAATGACTCTTCAATTGTAAAATTGTTTGTTGTTGCTTCTGTCATTAATTGGTTTATATTTTTATCGGTTGAGATAGTGTATGCTGACGCTAATGCTAACACTTGTTTTTGTTGTTCTGGGTCCATCATAAGAATTGAATCTAAGTTACCGGTACCAATTCTACCATATGAAATCATATCTAACATAGCTTGCTTTGCCATACGAACGGTCCAGTATTCGTGTTCATATTTTTCTTCTAATTCTGGATTTCCAAATACATCGATTAATTTCGTTCCGTTAGGTAAAATCGCCTGATCAGATTCCAAGAATTCTTTTATCAAATCAATAAACCCTTGTCTTTCTCTATATGCGTCTTTAAGATTTCTATTAAACTTTCTTAAATCAATCATTTTATCAGCAATGGTTATATTAACCATTTCTTTTCTTTTGGGGTCGGTTATAAATTCTTTACTTTCTTCATCCATTTGGATTTCAAGTTCCATCTTTCTAACAGTATATTCCAAATGTTCTACCGCATCTTCTCTACCTCTTAGCTCTAATAACCACTGTTTTAACCTCGCGTAAGGTGTGATTTGCGCTCCACCCACAAAGTTATATGCTTTATATTTTGGTAATGCAAAAGACATGCTTTCAGAAATTTGCATTAGTTTTTCATCAAATGGGTTATTGATAAAATTAGATCTATCATATTTGTAACCTTGTTCCATAATTAATTTGTTTTCATCTAATATACTTAAAAATATTCATAAAGTCAAATGTTATCTCCAACCACAATGTCCAGATGATGTCCCAGCGTTAACCCGTGGTGCTAATCCCGTAATGGCATTTGAACCTGTGTCGGTTGCGTAAACCATTATCCAAGACGTATTGTTTTGTCCTGTTCCATCATAATTTCCTAACATATATTGCCAGTCTTGTCCTAATGCGAAGTTTTCTTCACCACAGTTGGCATGTGGCTTTGCAACATTACCAAGATTCGTATCCGTAGAATTACTCCATCTTCTTAAGTTGTAACCACCATTATATGACCCCTCGTTACCACAATAACCTTTCCCAACTTTAGATGGTATACCTTTTTGTTGTGCGTGTGCTCCCCATTGTGTTGATGAGCTTGGTGTTTCATTTGAAAAATTAAATTTTATACCCGCAGATGTTGTCCACGCATATCCAAAACTTTCATCATAAAATGCGCCGGCACCATCGTTACCGCTTATTGACGTTACACCAAATCCACTTACATAACTTTCGTTAGATAGGTTAAATTTTTCAATTGTTGTTGATCCACCCGAAATTAAATAGGCAAACTCTGTTTCTTTTTGCATAGTTGCAACGTCACTTCTAGCAATACCTGTGTTAAATTTAGCTTGATGAGCATAGTTTGTATCGTTAAACAAATTAATTGCTGATGTCCGAGTCCCATGAATACTATCTGGACCTTTCCATGCCCCATCATCATTTACTGACCAAATAAACAATATTGTTTTATTACATGCACCAGATGTATATGATGCGGGATAATCTAACAATTCACCGACGTGTGTTGTTTGATTCGTTGAGTTTGTTGTTTTATGTACGTTTCTCCAAGGTGATGAATCTTTATAACCACCAGCCAAATATGTGTATGATAAAACTTGTCTATATTTAAATGCTATTGGAATGGTTTCTTGTGCCGCAATTCTCTCCCATCCGTTATCAATATTTGATACGCCGGTATATAACATTAAAAAGCTACCACTAGTGGATTCTTCCAAATATAAAGAACCAGATAATGGTGAACCAGGTCTGCTTGCTCTAACACCTCTAGGTGGTCTATTAACCACCCTATCTGATGTTAAACTACCACTAACTTCTAAATTCTCGTATATCATAATTTAATTATTTTTTACCCTCTCCATCCACAATGCCCAGATGATGTTCCAGCATTGACTGCGGGGTTTAACCCACTTACACTGGTTGTTCCTGTATCTGTTGCATAGAAGAATTTCCAACTTGTATTATTTTGTAGCCCATCATAATTACCTAACATATACTGATGATCTTGACCCATGGTAAAATTTTCTTCACCGCAATTAGGATGAGGCTTTGATACGTTTCCAATGTTGGTATCATTAGCATTACTCCATCTTCTTAAGTTGTAACCACCATTATATGAACCTTCGTTTCCAGCATAACCTTTTCCAACTTTTGAACTAATTCCTTTTTGTTGTGAATGTGCGCCCCACATTCCACTTGATGTAATTGTTTCCGTTGCAAAACTCATTTTAATACCTGCAGATGACGTCCAACCATATCCAAAGTTTTCATCAGAAAATGCTGAACCACCATCACTACCATCGATCGTTGTTAAATGAAAACCAGTTGCTATTGTTTCTGTACTTAAATCAAATCTTTCAACGACAGTACTACCGCCGGTAAACATATAAGCCATTTCTGTTTCTTTATGCATGGTTCCCAAGTCACTTCTAGCATTGGTAATATTGAATTTTTGATTATGTGTATAGTTTGTGTCATTAGCCATATTAATTGCTGAGGTTCTAACACTATCTACAGTACTCGGTCCTTTAAATGTATTATCTGTATTAACCGACCAAATAAAAAAGATATATTTGCTACAAGCTCCCGATGTATATGATGCTGGATGATCTAACAATTCTCCAATGTGTGTTGTTTGATCTGTAGAGTTAATTGTTTTGTGAACATTTTTCCAAGGGGATGAATCTTTATAACCACCCGCAAGATAAGAAACACTAATTATCTGTCTAAATTTAAAACCAACATTGGCATTTACTTGAGAAGATACCCTAACCCATCCACTATCACTATTACTTAAACCAACATAAACCATTAAAAAACTACCACTAGTTGCTTGTTCTAAATATAAAGAACCAGTTTGCGGACTGCCAGGTCTATTTGCCCGTGTTCCAATTGGTGATTTTATCACACCTTGTGCTTTTAGGGACCCACTAATTTCAATATTTTCGTGTAGCATATCTTATAAATATAAATTTTATGTTCTCCAACCGCAATGGCCTGATGATGTTCCATCATTTACTCCTGGCGCCAAACCACTAGGGTTTACTGTACCAGTATCCGTAGTGTAACCAAATTTCCAACTAGTATTTACCTGTGCACCGTCATAACAACCTAACATATATTGATGATCTTGTCCCATTGTAAAGTTTTCTTCTCCGCAGTTAGGGTGTGGCTTTGCTACATTGCCAATATTTGTTTCTGTGAAAACATTCCATCTTCTTAAATTATAACCTCCGTTATATGTTCCTTCATTTCCCGCATAACCTTTACCCACCTTTGAACTAATACCTTTTTGTTGACCGCTCGCACCCCACTGCTGATTATTTGTGAATGTATCATTTGCGAAGAATAGTTTTGTACCACTTTGTTGTGTCCATCCATAACCATAATTCTCATCTGAAAATCCTGATGCACCAGAAGGGCCACTACCCGTGATTGATGATGTTGTTGTAATGTATGGGACACCTGCTTGATAGTAAACACTATACATTGTCTCGTTTGTTAAATTGAACTTCTCGACCGCAGCAACTCCAGCACCAAATATCCAAGCAAATTCCGTTTCTTGGTGTAAAGTACCACAATCATCTCTCGCGTTTGCTAAATCCCATTTGGTTTGATGAGCGTATGATGTTTCGTTTACCATATTAACACCACTTGTCCATGTTGAATGAATGGTGCTATCTCCTTTAAATGTACCATCGGTATTTGTTGACCATAGAAATAAAATACTTTTACTGCAAGCACCAGATGTATATGATGCTGGGTAATCTAATAATTCACCTAAGTGAACCGTTTGGTCTGTTGAATTTGTTGTTCTATGAACATTCTTCCATGGTGATGCGGATTTATAACCACCAGCTAAGTATGAGTAATTAATAACCTGTCTATATTTAAATCCTGTTCTATCTGTATTTTGTGAACCAACTGGTTCCCAACCACCATCATAATTTGAAGATGCAGTATATGTAACTACAAAGCTACCACTAGTAGATTCTTCCAAATATAATGACCCAATATCAGGACTAGATGGCCTATTTGCTCGTGGCCCTCTTGGTATAATATATTGTCCACTAACATTTAAGGACCCACTAACTTCTACATTTTCTCTTAACATATTATATAATATACGGATTTTATCTTACAACTACAACCCTACCTGATCTAGAAGATGAAAAAGTTATTGTAACCACCGATGTGCTTGTTGTAACAATTGATGATGGCCAGAACATATTATCTGAACTGTCATAAACAAATACTGCCACATCTTTTGTTCCTAAACTATGTGTTACCGTTACTGATGATACACTACTAAATGTTGTTGAGTATGATGAGTTTGAATATGATTTAGCGGTACTTCCACCGATAGTTAATGCGGTGTGGAAATTTGGTATACCACCTCCACTAATTGAAAATATATACCCGGTATTTGTTCCATCATTTTTATAAATGTAAAATGGCGTTGCATCTGTATTAGATCTACCAACTATTTCCCATTTGTTATTTCCCGCAGAGTCTTGGAATTGAATAATGTTACCACTAGTTGAAGCTAACTCTCTTAATTTTAAAACCCGACTATCGGTATCACTGGTAAATATCGCAGCCTTAAATGTAGGTACTGCCGATGTTGCAACTGATTGTCCTATGGATACGGTAACCGAACCTGTTGTTGTGTCAACACCAACACCAGTTCCCGCATTAACCGCAGTTACTTTAGCCGCGGTATATGTTGTTGATATTGAACTACCATTCCAAGTACCACTTGTAATTGTACCAACCGTTGCTAAATTCGATAATGACGTTAATGATGTATTTGAACTTGCTGTAATGTTTGTTGCATTTCCAGTTAATGTACCAACAAAATTACCGGAGTTCATTGTTACCCCCGCACTGTCAACGGTCATTATTTTGGTCCAAGTACCTCCACCCGTTCCGGCTGAGTTGTACCAATGAGTTAAACCACCAGTACTAAGACTATCAATTGCACCATGTGGAACATTATCACCATTTGCATCTGGAGCTCCCCACCAAACCGATGCGGTTGATGTTCCTCTAAAATATACTGTTCTACTCGTATCTGTTGCATTACCACCAAATGAATTACCAAATGTAACACTACCCGCACCAGATGAAAATTTAACAAGATTTGATGTTGCAGTACCACTTCTTAAATAGGTAGAGGTTACTCCCGCAAATGTTGGTGTTGATGTTGTTGCAATACTTTGTGGTAAACTTAATGTAACACCACCAGTATTTGCACTAACCGTTACTTGATTAGTTGTTCCTGTTAAAGATGTCACACCACTATTTGTGACCGTAACGGCACCTGTTGTTGTGTTTACACTTATACCTGTTCCAGCACTAACACTAGTTACTTTTGCATCTGTATATGTTGTTGAAATCGATGAACCATTCCAAACACCGCTATTAATTGTACCCACTGTGGTGATTGCTAGTGCGTTTACTCTTGCTAATGTCTCATCCCCAGTATTGGTTCCTGAAGATGCACCACTATGTGTTCCGCTAAAATTAGCTGCGGTCATATTATAACCAAATGTGGCAACGCCCGTTGTTTGATTTAACGTTAACACGTCAGCCGCAAGTGTTTCACTATAACATATATAATTGTTAGATGTTAAATTTTCTCTTAAACCTATGAACCACTTAGAACTACCCGCAGTTTGATAATATAAACCAACATAATTTGATGTTGCGGGTCTATTAAGATTTAACCCTCCTGTTGAATTATTAATTATTAATGCGGTACTTGTTGTTGCACCTCTACTAGTAACAGTTGATAATGTTTCACTTGTTGCGAGTCCTTGTAATGAACCCGTAAATGCTGTTGACGTAACCGAAGTTAAACCTGCAAGTGATGTTGACGTTCCACCCAATGTTGTTGATGTGGAACCAATTGTAATTGTTTTATTTGAACCTAATTGTGACCCATCTATTTGTGATGAACCACTAATAACACCATCAGCGTTTAATTTTGATTTAACACCGGTGGTAAATGTTGCTGACGATGTGTCAATTGCAATATCGTCAGCGTTTACTGTTATACCATTACCGGCGCCCACATTAATCGTCCGAGTTGCTGAAATATCACCACCTCCCGTTAAACCACTTCCGGCAGTAATTGAAACCGTTGTGTGATCTATATGTTGATTAGCTACATAATTTGTTGTTGCGTTATGATTCACTTGAACGGAACCACTTATAACACCGTCACTATTTAATTTATTTTTAATCGTTGTATTAATAGAACTAGTGAATGAGTTTAATGAACCTGTTGATGTTTCAACATTACCTATTCTTGTAACAGCATTGTTAAATTCTGTTTCTCTTACTAATCTTTGTTCTGAACCTAACTGACCAGCAACCCAATAATCATTCGTTGAATCCCATAATAAAGATCCTGATATTTGACTTGGTGCTGTTGTATCTTTAACTCTTAAACCAGCAAATGTTGCACCACTACCATTCAGATTAATTAAGTTATTATCGACATCAAGTGTTGATGTGTTTACGTTTGTTGTTGTACCCTTAACTAAAAAGTCGCCCCTAACAGTTAAGTTTGAACCTGTTAATTCTATTGCAGTTAATAACGAAGAGGTAAATGTGTTTAAACTACCTGTGGATGTCTCAATTGCGGTTATAGTTGGGCTACTGATAACTTCAGTTACTTTTAATGTACCTGTAACTTCCGTATTTGAATTAATGGATACCTTAGTTCCATTATCAGTGATATTACTATCGTTTAAGTGTTCTATCCCTGTACCTTTAGGTATACGGTTTAATGTAAGATATGGCTCCCCACCAAGATTATTGTAGGTCTCTGGACCCATTAATAAAACAGAAGATGTTACTGAAGCTTGATCTTGGTGAACAAATAACCATTGGTTGTTAACGGAATCAAATAACATTGAGCCTGAAACTTGTGGTGATGAACCACTGTCAATAACAGCTAAACCACCAAATCTTACTGACGGATTAAGTGCGTTAACAGTTATGATGTTATCGGCAATGTTTAATACGGAAGAACTTATATTTTGTATTGATGAAGATCCTCCAACAATTAAATCTTGAGATATATAAAGTGATCCAGTAATTGTTTGATTACCTTGAAATATATTACTACCGGTTGTTGCATAACTTCCGGTTTTTGCTTCAATAGAATCAACCCTGTTTTTTGTGGTTAATGTGGTTGTTGCAACACTAGAACTCAAACTAACTATAGATGAGCTTAATCCTAATGTGGTTGTTGCGACACTAGAACTTAAACTTGTTATTGTGCTCGTTAACCCCGATGTTGTTGTTGCGACACTAGAACTTAAATCATTAGTTGTTGTTGCAATTGAAGAACTAAATGTACTATAACCAGTTGTACTAGCTATATTAACTTGTACCGAACCAGATAAAACACCATCAGAATTTATTTTGTCTTTTATTGTTGTATTAATAGAACTGGTAAATAAATTTAATGAACCGGTGGTTGTTTCAATTGAATCAACTCTATTTTTAATATTGAGAGTTGTTGTTGCAATTGAAGAACTTAAACTTCCGATTGAACTAGATAATGAGGAACTTAATTCTAACGTGGTTGTTGCAACACTAGAACTCAAACTAACTATAGATGAACTTAACCCTGATGTTGTTGTTGAAACCGATGAAGATAAATTTCCAATTGAACTAGATAATGAGGAACTTAATCCTAACGTGGTTGTTGCAACCGAGGAACTTAAATTTTCAATTGAACTAGATAATGAGGAACTTAATCCTGATGTTGTTGTTGCAACGCTAGAACTTAACGAACCAATACTAGAACCTAATCCACTTGTTGTGGTTGCAAGGCTAGAACTCAAGAAATCAACACTAGATGATAACCCGCTTGTTGTTGTTGCGACAGAGCCGGATAATGATCCAATACTTGTTGATATACTTGAGCTAAATGTTGAATATCCTGTTGTGCCCGTGATTAAAACTTGAACACTTCCCGATATAACCGTTTCTGTGTTAAGTTTATTTTTAATTGTTGTATCAATAGAACTAGTAAATGTGTTATATGATGATGTGGAATTTTCAATTGCAAATAACCTACCATCGTTTGATGATGTATATGACTGAAAAGTTGTTTCATCTAATTTACCTGTACCAATTGCTTGACCATTTAATGTAATAGAACCAGTTATATTAACTGAGCCGGTAACGTTATGAGATCCACTAATATCGACGGATCCAGTAACAACCAATGATCCACTAGTTCTTTGAATATTTGTAAAGTTATTTGATCCTGTTGTGGCAAGTGCTGTTGTATCTACGTTAATCAGACCAATATTAGATTGACCATGTAGAAAATCCGAATATACTGTTATAGAATTACCCATCCCAACATGATGGTCACACCAATAATAGAATGTTGCAGCTGTTGCATCGGTAACATCAACCTCAATATAAAAAGGGTCAGAATTGGTTGTTACTCCAGTAGTATATATTGTTCCTCCATTATGTTCCCCGTCGCTAGTTAACGAGAAAAGTAATGGGTGAGTAGCAATGTTATTATAATAAAATCTATATTTGAATCCCTTAATGAAGGATAATCTTGGGGATTTAACTCCGTTTATGTAATATTTCCCACCACCATCTGTTAGGGTCATATCAACAATGTTGTTACTACCTAAGTTTACTTTATTAAGTTTTAATGTCCCTGTAATTTCGGTATTTGAGTTAATTTTTAAGCCATTCGCCGAAGAAATGGATGCGGTGGCGCTTCCATCCGCAATCCGTGTTAAATTGAGACCTGTAACGCCGCTAGAGGGTATGTTTGTTAGATTACTACCATCTCCACCAAATGAACCTGTAAACGAACCCGTTGTATAGGATGAGGTAAACGCCCCAAAACTAGATGTTAGTGTGTAGTTTGCTGCGTGTGATGCTGAAACAGCATTTTGCGATGTTCCCGAAATTGTACCAAATAAGGTTCCTAATACCGTTAAATCGCCTGAAATTTCTCCAGAACCTGATACGGACAGGGAACCCGATATGTGAGGATCAAATATATTCATCTAAATGTGTATTATACATAGATAAATAGTTTGTCCTTTGATTATGGTAATTAAAATATTGGTTTTATAATAGGTTTTAAATTAAAGACCTAGGTTTGTCAATATTAATTCTATATTTCTGGCCATATGGGAACCCAACGTTCTTAACACCATCAATATTAAGGTAATCCACAACCCTTTGAAACCCATTATTATAATATAATTCTTCGTATGATATTGTGAAATAATTTTTATTAATATAATTTTCTTTAATACCTTCTTTTATGTCATAAAGATAATCTAACCCTACGGTTTGTTTTTTTTTCGACTTTTCTTCATAAACCCATGGCCTGTCCCAGTTATTTGTTGCAACAGCGTTTTCCCAGGAGAGTGATTGTTCATCTTCATTTTCTCTATAAAGAATAATGATTTTGTCTGATATATCTAATAAATCGGTATAATTTATTTCTTTTGAATAAATTTCCTTTATTAATAGATGTTCAGTTGTAAATTCCCAGTTTTGGGGTGGTATTTTGTTTTTATACCATTCTGACTTAATATTATACGGTTCATATAATACTGTGAAGTCCTTTCTTATGAAAAACCAATTGGCCAAATTTGTAGATCCACTTCTAGGTTCACATAGTATTGTAATAATCATTTTATATTAATTTATATTCATGTATATGGTTCTTCCCATAATTACTAAACAACTCCTCATTTAATGAAATATCGGCCAACGCTTTAAATGTGAAACAATCAACCGTTCCGTTTTCAAAATTTGTATTAATATAATGATTTGTACAACCATATACACACCCATTTGTAAGTTTAACTTTATACGGGTGGCCACGCATTGCTCTTATAAAATCTTGTAATTCCTCTGAAAAGGTATCAAACTCAGCTTTAGAAATTTCATATATGCCCGTTTTTCCTTGCCAAAATTCAAAAACGGTTTCACCCTTTTTAATATCTCTAATTGCAAAAACACCAACACCATGTACCCCACTTGGTTTAATTCTAGTCATTACACAATTTTTTAAAAAATCATATGGTGTTATATAATTCACAATAATTAAATTAGTTTTTTATTAAATTCACTTTTATTCCCTTTTCGTAATCTTTTATCACTATTGACATCATATATGTCTTCATAATAAGTAATTGGAGTGTTAAGTTTATATGATAATTCATTCAAATCCTTATTCCATTTTATTACATCATTATAACATAAATCAAATAACTTAGGTGGAACCTCTTCGTAATAATATTGATGATTTGAATTGTAATTTTTATTTTTTGAGAAGTAGGTTTGATATGCGTGGGATTCTACACATTGTAATATGTTTTTTCTAGATAATAATATTACCTCATCGAATTCTTTACTTAATTCAAAATTATTTGAGTGATGACATATGATCGTTTTAAGAACAATATTTTTTTCACCATTATATTTAAATCTACCGCTATTATCGAACGGTTCAAATATAGGAGTAAAGCCCTTTTCTTTTGCTAATTTATATAATAATGAAGTTGAGCCGGTTCTAGGTAATGCAACGATTAATATACTCATATCAATGTTTTTTCAACTTTACGTTTTGGCCGGTCAGAATTGATGTTATCCATCCAAACATTTAACGCATATCGCGTACCATTTGTGACTGGTAGAACTCCATGATATGTTTTAAATCCATTAAAAGAAATCATATCGCCAATTTTTAAATCATAAGTTGTAATGCCATCCATTTTATTAAAATGAATATCTGGAGTGTTACTATCACTTAATGCGAATTGACCACCTTCAAACCCATTTGATAACACAATTACTGATGTTAACTCACTATCCGCATCTTTATGTAAATTTAGATACCTACCATTGTAATAAGATGTTAAACTAATGAGAAAATTCTTTAGATTAAAATTATCAAAATCAAACCATAAATTAAAATTTCCAGTTTTATAATTATTCATTAATGAAGTAATTATTTGTTCCTTAAACCCCTCATCATGTATGCGTCTACAATCCCATAATTCATTTGGGCGATATGAAAAAGGCTTACCGTGTTGAATACAAAAATTAATTATATCAGCACATTCGGTTTCTGTAAAAACATTATTATTTATTGAATAATTTATCATATATAAATAAATGAACAAACATTCATCTTTTTAAATTATGATAAGTGTTTGTCTTTTATAGCAGTAACAACAGCTTGGAATGCAGTTGATATTTTTGTCTTTATGTCAGCTGGTAATGAACTAATTATTGGTTTAATAACTGTTGCGGGTCTTTCTTGTCTAATTTTAGGGGTCTTTGCCATGATATATTTTTATTTTATATTTTTTATTAAAATTATTAAGGAACAAATTTTTGTTGTCCGCCACCACCCCATGCACAAGTTGGGCAATAATATGAATAACAATAATTACCACAATAAGACCAACTACACCAACAACCGTTGTGCATTACACTAAAATCTCCATCCCCAATATCAACTAAGAATAAGTCAGATGGCGCAAAATCAAGTGTATAAATTGTTTTAGTTTCATATATCATTTCTAAACCACTAATTAGAACCGTTGTTAATTCATTAGTGTTTGAATCGGTTATTACCAATTTATCTCCAACATATAAACTATTTACCTTTTCAAATCTGGTTGCTGTTGAATCTTTTTCTTCAATATAATATACACACGCGGGGGTGTCTGACCAACTTCTACCATCTTCTAATGTTATTTGTATCATTACCGTTTCTACTTGTGTTGACACCATGTTCTGTAAACCAGACGATACCTGTGTTAATGTGTCGTTTGATTGTTGAAGTGTACTATCCCAACCATATGTATTAATTTCTGGTGTAAAAGATGCCGCTTCGTTTTCATTTGAATCTACAAAATTAATAGATCGGACATAGTCACCTAATTGTATTGTGCTAACATTTGTTAATGTACCATCATAATTCAAAATGTTTGATTCGTCATCTGTGTGATAATCATTTCCCGATCCTTTACCCACCTCTTTAGTGATATATTTGTATCTACTTTTTTGGTTTAATTTTTTTGTACCGGAAACGAATTCGGTAGCAGCAAACGAAACTGGGATTACCGCAGATTGTGTGTACCCACCCATATTAATAATGTCCAAATTCGAACCGTATATAATATCAATTCCTCTTATAATTGAATACTTACCATCTACCAAGTTATCTTCTGAAAATATAAATTCTTGAACTAAGAAATTATTTTCAGCAGAATTTATTGTGTCAACTAATTCGGTATTATTTGAAACCGCGTATAGCGCTGGATATTTCATTTTATCATATTGTGGATAACGATATTTTATCAACACATTTGGATTTGTAGTATCACTATAGTCAACATCATCCAAAGTATTTACATTTAACGTATCCGAGATACAATGTGTTTTGGGAATATGTTGTGAATCTTTCATTAAATTAAAAAATTCAAACTTATCGGCGCAGTATGTTTCGTCTACTAATGCTGTGGTATCAAAAGCCTGTCTTAAAATAAATTTATTATTGGCGTCTTCAATAAATGGTACCGTTACTGAATTCATCGGTACTATATGGTCAGTATATGATATGTTATTTTCTGCACATTTTATTTGTAATATTTGTCTAAATCTATGTGTTTGATTTATAGGGCTATACGCGACGCCTTCTGTCCATATATAATGAAATTCAGTAATATTATTACTATTTAATACATCAAATAATGCATCATAATCTAATAAATCCGCTCCATCATTATATATTGTGGTGTTTGTGTTTATCTCCAAAAATTTAACATTATCATCTTTTTGTAAAAAATCACTACCAATTATTGTTGCTTTCATAAAATTTTATTTCTCATTTTCATTTATTGTGTCTTAGTTATAAATATAACTAACCACCATTTTAAACTAAGTATATAGATATATAGATATATATCGTCTAAATTAAAGTGTTCTCACTTTTATCTTCAAGTGGTTTTAAATAGCCTGAATCAATTTCGCCCCAAAATTTTTCTGGGCACGCATTATAATCTGTTGAAAAAACTTTCTTATTTAGGGGACATCCACATTTATTACAAAAAACACTCCATTTTAACCCTTTTATCATTTCTTTTCTATGGTCACAGCCTAAACAAAAATCCAGTCTTAGTTTAGCCAATTCTTCTTGTCTGATAGTTGGATTTAAGGAAATCTTCCAAGCCTCAAATATTTTTTTATAATCAATCTTAGGGGTATTAATCATATTAATGTTTTATTATTTTTTTGGATATCGTAATAATCATAAATATCGTTATATCTCCGTATGAAATCGTCATTCAATTTTAAATTACAATCAAAATGTTGACTCCCATTTGATTTTTCCATTTTAAATGGTTTACCAGTTTTATTAGACACCCATTCTTCCAATTCTTCAAAATTTCCAAATTCGAACCATTTTATTTTTTGATTATTGTTGTGCCAATGTGATATAGGTCTAAATAAAATTAATAACATATTTTTCATATAATCATTAAAATATTTTTCAATTTTGTTTTTTTTTGCAAATTCAAACATTAATAATTCTTGAGATTTTATGGAAATTAAATCTAAATCTTTAAAAAATAATATGTCCTCTAAACTTAATTTTTTTAATATGTTAGTTAATTCCTTTGGGTATAACATATAAGTTAAATCAATTATATGTTTCCATAATGAAATAAATCTTTCATGTTTATTTCGTCTAATTGAAATTATATCATATTCATCACCAAATTTCATAGTTAAATCAACTAGTCTTTCGTGACTATGAACAATATTGTCGGCCAAATCTTCATTGGTTAGAGATAAATCTATTTTATCTTGGTAACTATCTATTAATAGTTGGTCAAAGTGTTTTATTATAAATCCACTTCGTATGCAGGACATATAAAAAGATGTTGATGCGCATCTTGGTAATGATATAAATAAAAATTTATTTTCCACTAACATTATATTAACGATTTTTGATTTTTAATATAATCAAACCCCACATTACCGGCCATAACAATTCTGTCCAGTGTTGAATTCGGTGCAGTATTTGGTGAGTGTGGAACATCGGCTTCCATTATGATTAAATCATCTTCTTCTGGTCTGATCCAATACTCCTTATCATCTTTACCTAAAAAATACAATACACCATCCTCATCATTCATTACGTCTGGCATTTGAATATAATAAACATAGGTATAATGTGGGGTGAAGAGTTTATTTGATTTATTTATTTCAGTATGTATATGGTGTTTTTTATCTCCATAAAAATTCCCTTGTACCGGATTTTTTGAACGAACAACATTAACCCACGCATCCGTATTAATTTTATTATAATTTATGTTTTTTTCATTATAGATTTCTTTACACTTATCAACACCAACCTGAACTATTTCGTCTAATTTTGTTTCTATTTTAAAATTACCAATAAAATTTAAATTTTCGTTCCATTCTTTTTTATAACCAAACCCATCTGTTTTAACATCAGGTAAAGATTCAATAACAGAATATGCTTCTTCTAAAAATAATGGTTTATCTTCTGTGCGATTTAGTTTTGTTTTCCATATATAAGTGGCTTCATCAAAATATATTTTTTCCATATTATATTAAATTATTTTGGTTATTATTTTTGGCAACTAAATCAAAATTAATCACATATCTATCAGTTATAGTTGGGTATTCTCCGTAGTGATGAATATTACCATCAAATATAACGGCTCTTCCTTTTTTTGGTTGTATTTTATTTAGTGTTTCAAACCCATCAACATTAATACTTTTAAAATTGTGTTGAAGAAATTCCCCTGTATTTCCCATTTTATTATTTAAAAAAACGGTATTACCATCGGTGTTATTTATATAATAAACTATAGCAATATGATCCACACTCATATCAACATGAATTAAATTTTTAAAATCATAACTTTCACTTATGGGTGTTGTCCAGTTTATTTTACACCTATAATCTCTTTCAAATTTCATATTAAGTTTATTGAGTAAATTTAACTTTATGGAATTTATTATATTAATAATATCGGTATTATCAATGTCAACACCTTTTAGTACATTTGCGGGTAATTTTAATGATTCGGTTCCACCATAAAGCCCTGTAATATTATGTTGGTAATTCCATTTTAGGTTTGAAATTTTTACATAGTTTTCTAATTTAGTTTGGTCTGATTCTGGAATTATATTATCAAATACTTGATACCCGTTTATCATATTAAATTTTGTTTTTTTGAATCGGTTTTAATTAATCTTATCCAATTTACTAATGAATAACGCACCCCTTCAACTATAGGTACCACTCTATGAAGTAACCTTGAATTAAAAATATACAACGTGCCTATTTTATTCTTTATTGGCACAATCTCCCCTTTACTATTTTTAATCTCTAATATTCCACCGATATAGTTATCATTTAACTGAATTACTATTGATGCAAATCTATCTCTATATAATAAATCGGTACTATCAACATGCCAATCAAAGTATTCATTTTCTTTATATTCGGTGAATTGATAATCACCCAAACCAGTAACCTCCATTCCGTTAATATTGAACGACTCCCTTAATTTGTTTATTAATCTTTCATTTAAAAATCCCAAATCAGATACCCAAGCAATAGACGATTTCCTACGTATATTTTCAATATTTTCACGATTTTTATTATTATATACTTTAGCTGATTCTAATGTTAATTCACTCTTACATTTCTTTAAAATGATGTCACATTCTTCAGGTGATAGAAAGTTTTCAAATATGTCTATATTATCAATCATATTAGTGTTTTTTCTTTTTTTCGTTTTTTATTATAAAACGAAATCAAACTAAAACGTTCGTTTTTTGTTATTTTAAGGACTCGATGCCTAACTTTATTATCGATAAATAAACTTACATTTCTTATAGGTTTAATCTTAAGTAAGTTTTTATTTTCAATATATTCAAATTCTCCTCCGTCAAATGTGTTATTTATGTATGTTATAATTGTTAAATCACACGCATCATTATGATATTCATCATCAATATTTGTATTAACAGTTACTTTGTTAACCCATAAACCAAATAACTCATATTCATCGTTTATTAAGTCTTCACAATTTTTTTGGTATTCTAATAAATCTTTTTCAATATCTAATATTTTTCTAATGTAGTAGTTATGCTTGTTTTTAATACTATGAGTTTCCGTTTCTACGAAATTTATACACACCGAGTCCAAAAAAAATAGTTCTTCTTCAGATAAGAGATTTTCATATGTGCTAACCATAACATTTTACTATTTTTTAAGCCCATACTTAATCCATCTATACCATACTCTTTCATGTATATAATATTGGATGGGTTTATAGATCAATTCCGCCACCCCAAATGCAGCACCAAATTTAATTGATCCACTTATTAACCACATCAATAAGAATCCAATTAAGGTACTTACAATTCGATATGAGATGGTTTTAGCAATGTGTCTCTTCTTTTCTACTATCATTATCCCTTTGTTTGATCATATTTAATTTCACCGTCGGGTGTCATGTGGCCAGTTCTAATTGCTGTACCACTAATCGTTGCTATCTCAGTTGGTGGTTCGTGGTATATTACATCATAACCAACCCCTCTACCATAATTAATGCTCTCAATATCAGGAATAATTGATATGTTAATTCTTTGTGAATTTTCTCTAAAGAAAGGTTCTTCACTTAGATCCATCATAACTTGCTGTGCGGTCTTAGGGTTATTTTCATCCGTTGGCACGTTCCTAATTGCAACCCACACATCTTTTCCTTTATCTAATTGTTGGTTAATAAGCCATTCGTGGCCCTTATGCCAATTTTGCCAACGCCCCACATACATTGCGTATTTTTTACTCATAATGATAATTTTTTTAACAGTTCATAATATGAATCTGTTTCGTTTTTTATTGTTGTGTCTATATCTATAAAATTTTCTAATGGTGGTTCATATTCCT